TTTTTTTGAGTTTGGTGAGTCGAAGGTGATTATGGGAGATGGGTTGGAGGAGGATGGATTTTCTCAACTTTTTGAATCTGTGGAGCCTTTTTTTTCAGATGTTTTTTTCAAAAAGTTTAGAGAATGTCAAAGCTTTACACCAGAAATAATGAAATATTCGACGCGTTTCTTGAAATATTATAAGTTTAAGCCATTGCATATGGTAAAGATTCGCATGACAAATTTGCCAATTAAAAAAGTAAAGTTGTATGACTTACCAGTTATGCTAATAGATGTTCCTCTTTATATGCTCGCTGTAGATGGAATGCGTTTTAAATTATCTAAGGATAATACTATAAGGAGTGGATTTACAATAGGATATGGGTCGATAAAAGGAGTGCCTCATTCTGTAGCTACGGCTGTTAATGATACTGGGTATCTCAAAAATTTAGAAAAAATGAGTTCTAATAGAGTTGTTCTTGATTCTAGTATCACATCAAATCATATTATATTAGCTATTTTGAAGTTAATGAATGACGTAGGTTATAATTATGAAGATCGAGTAGAGTTTGAGATACCAGAATTTACAGAATTAGCAGAACTGATAAAGACTTATGATACTGGTTCGGGTATTTTGCCCTATGAAAATGTTTCGGTTTATAATTTTAAAACGGGTAAAATAAAAGACGTGTCAGGAGGTGTTACAAAGAGTCAGTTGAATGAATTTTTAGCCGAGTATATAATTAAATTTCTTATTCAGGTTCAGAAAGATATGGCTAATGGACTTTATCCTGATAAAGTTTTCCCTGGAGAATCTGTGTGTGTTGAGGAAAGAAAGAATGAGATTTTAAACGCATTAGAAGCTATATCTTTTGAAAAGATGAAAGAAATGCATGATAAAGTGAGACTTTTTTATATAGAACCAGCGCAGTATATAATGTTGTCATTTCTAGCGTTGAAAGGTATCATGTCATTTTTAAAATGTAATGGTTTTGAGATAGGATATCGATTAAATAAAGGAGATTTTTTTAGGATTTGGAAATATCATGAATGTGCGGATGATTACCATGAGGTTTTGTATCTTCAGCACCCCGAGTTGCGTTTGCGATCCTATGGTTCGGCTGACATTATTAGTTTTGATCAGATGCTTGTTTATGCCTTGTTATTGGCTATGGGTATGTTTTTCGCAACTTTTTACAAATATGATAACTATTTGGATATGATAGTTATGTCTGACGTTATATTTCGATTATGTGTTAAGTTTTTGTATTTGATAGGTGTTGATGATGTTTTTATGGTGTTTGGAATGATGTTTTCGGGTAAATTAGAGACATCACACGGTAATACTATATATCAAAATTTAGTTTTTTTCTTGTACCTGGGAGATTTGTTGTCTCGTAATAAAGATGATCCTGAGTATTTTTTATTGATGGAAGCTATACGTTTTAAGTTATTAACGCGAGGATTTTCAGGAGATGATATGTTTCAAGGTTGGCCTCAGTATCTAGAGCGAATGGGAGTTGGTCTATTAGGATATGAGAAGTTCTGTAAAAAAATAGGGTTGCTTTTTAAATATTGTACTATTTCTCAGTTGTATGCAGATGTTTTTTATGAAAGTAAAAATGGTATATGGATAGAAACGTCTCGTACTGATGGAGTAGTTTTTTTGAAGAACCAAATGGCTAA